GTTTGAACCTGAAGTACCAGAAGATCCATCTACACCACTTGAGCCAGATGAACCTGAAGTACCTGCTTGACCTGAAGTGCCCGAAGTACCACTTGAACCTGAGCTGCCTGAAGTTCCACTTGAACCAGAAGTACCAGAAGTACCAGATGTACCAGGGGCACCTGGTAAACCAGATACACCTGAAGAACCTGAAGTTCCTGCTGAACCTGAAGTACCTGCAACACCAGATGTTCCTGTAACACCGGAGGTACCAGAGGTACCTGAAGAACCTGATGTTCCGGATGAACCTGAACTTCCGCTTGTGCCTGATAAACCGCTTGATCCGCTTGATCCACTTGAACCAGAAGTACCAGATGAACCTCTAGGTCCTACTTGTCCAACTTCAATTACTGCAGATACTGGTTGTGCAACTTCTACAATATTGTCTGGAAGTTGTGTATTTACTACCGTAACAGTGTTAGGTAGATTATCTAAATTTAATGTTAAAGTCGTTTGTACTACTGTTGTAGGACTAAACGTTGTACTTTGTGTTGTTACTGAACTGGAGTCTGGATTTTGAATAATAGTGATAGTATTACCTGTCGGCTCTACAACGACTATAGTATTTTGGCTTTGTATTACATTAATTGAGTTTGACTCCATTACAAACTCGTTTAGGCAGGATTAACTTCAGTAACTTGTTTGCTTAATTGTACTTGACCTTCGAGCAATCTAATTTTTTCACTTCCAGAAGTAAGTTCAATATCATAGTAAGCATTACCTGTAAAGACTAAATCTTGTGTTTCAGCCCAACCTGCATAAATTCCTATACTACCAGATGCTACGGGTGTAGTACCGTTACTACCAGAGAAACTTAAAAATGCACTACCACTATTAAAATTATAAGTGTCTCCTAAGCTAGAAGTTAAAGTTAAATAAGTTGTACCACTACCACTATATGTGGAACGAATCTGCATAGCACCCTCGTAACCTGCTAAGCTTATAGGATCACCTGTTGAATCTTTGTATTGTAATTCTAAATTTAAAGTTGCACCTTGTTCAATAATAAAAGAATATTTTCCAGCAGCCATGTTTTTTTATATATAAATATTGAAAAATTATGGAACTATTTATTATTTTCTGGAATTTCCGTTACTTCCTGAGGTACCTAAATTTAAACCAGATTCGTAAGCATCGTTGTACAAGTTGATTAAATCTTCTACGATTGGGTCTCTATGGTTTTGTTTCAAAGATATAGCACAAAGATTTTTAATCTTTTTAGCAGCCGCATATAAAAACTTAAATCCGGAATCGCGTTTTTGTTTTAAATCTACCTGTGCATCATCACCACAAATGATCATTTTAGATCCTTTACCAATACGAGTAACGATCATTTCCATTTGCTCGTGTGTTACGTTTTGGGCCTCGTCTACAATTACTACAGAGTTTACAAATGTTCTGCCTCGCATAAACGATACAGGTACAATTTCTATTTTATCTTCTTTAATAAGTTCTTCAATCTTAGTTTTATCATAAAGCAAGAACATATTTTGATAGATTGGTTGAACCCAAGGATCCATTTTTTCTCTTAAATCACCTGGTAGGAATCCAATTTCCTCTTTAGATACTGTTGGTCGGGTAATAATTACCTTTTCAACATCTCTCATAAACAGTTTTTCTAAACCAATTTGACAAGCAAGTAATGTTTTACCTGAACCAGCAGCTCCTGCTAATAAAGTAATTGTACTTTCTAGTATTTTAGCTTTAGCTGCTTTTTGTTCCTCGTTTAGTTGTAACTTAAATTTGATTGGATTTTTTGGTTTTCTTTTTTCTTTGAAGATATCATCTTCGTGAGTTGGTTGATTCATCATTTTTAAAATTAATTTTAACTAGCTTGTCTAACCCAGCATTTACGTGCATGTGGTCATCTAAAACAAGGTCAAAATCGAATCGTTCGTCCAATGGGAGTACTAGATCGACCTGCGACCCCCATCTTATTAAAGAAAATCTCTCATTTTGAGCAAATGTATCGTTTTGTGAGTTTGTGAAGTGAGCGATTACGTTTACATCCTCATCTGCAATTTGGACAAGGTAATAAGTGTAATCTAAAGAAGGTGAGTAAATTTGATTCCACATTCTTTCGTTATGTTTAAGATATTCCATATTGTTAGGATTAACAATTTTGTTTAGAATATCTTTTTCAACCGCTAACATTGGTTTGTTGGTTGATTCTATAACGTCTAGTGGCTTATATTTTAATATTCCACCATAGGGTATGCGGTTGATATGAACGTCGTAAAATGACATAAATATACCGATAACTAACGATGGTTTATTGTATTCATCATCACCTAATACATCTTGTAATGTATAATCTATACCTTTAATTTCAATTATAGGTGAAGTAGGATCTTGAACGTATTTTTGGTATAAAATTGTACCATCAGCAGGTGAGTAAAAATGCTCATAGTCAATAAACATTGGGCGAATTGGGTCTCTAAAAAAGAAAGTATTAGATAACTCGCCTACGGGAAGTTTTTGTAGCTGTTTTACCTCACCGTTTAGCCAATCTTGAAGTGTTTGTGCCATTATAGTAAGGTTCTGTTGTGATCAATTCTGTTTAAATGCATTACCATACAGCTTAACATAGCTCCTGATTTCATATATTCTGAAAGGTTGAATATTACAGGTTCCATACCAGCGTCTGAACAAATTTTCTCTAATGAAGCAAGTTTATGTTTTTCACCTTCATAGTACTCGTGAGTTTTTTTCATCTCAGAAATGTTAGAAGCACATAAAATCATGTTACCCATACGAACAGAATTTGTCATTCCACCTAAAGCATCTTCAATATCCACGTCAATAATTTCAGTGTGTTTTTCGATTTCAGCTAATTCGGCAGGATCAAATAATTCAGTACATACTAGAGTTTGATCTGGGTTTAATGCAAAAATAGAACAATCTAAGTGATACAAATATTCATCAACCATAGCTACTTTGATAATATTCATATCATAATTTTTCTCCATCCACTCATATGTTTTTATGTTTGAACGGATACCATAACCTCCAATATACACATTATCGTAAAGATATTTCAAGTCAGCTTCACCTTCCCATTTGTAAGGGGAAATAGCTGTTTGATAACCCATTTGATTAAAGAATTTTTCTCCAACCAACTCTTCTCCTTTACGGGGATCTGAGGTAAAGTTCGATAAGACGATGTGGTTTTCTCCCGTTATATGTGGTAAATAAATACCTAAATTGGCAACGTACACCTGATCCTGGAAATTACCTTCTGATGGCAGTAAATACGTTAAAGAATTACCTGCCATGAAGCTATAAAGATCCATGAATTGTTTATATGCCTTAGGTTTATTAACAAATAGTTCCTCATCTGACAATTCCTGCATCCAAATATTGTTTGGGTCTGAGGTTGATAAGGTAAAGGGGAAATTCATTACATAACTTTGTAAGTGTAACTGACTTGGAGTTTCTTTCATATTGTAACTTTTTGTGTTTAATAATACATATTAGGTAGGTACCTATAAGTAAAAAAAGGCCTAGAAAACTCTAGGCCTCTTTAGTAAATTTTTTAAAATTTAAAAAGTTTTATTCAAAGTAAATATTTGAGAATAAATAGAGTTACCAGCATTAGCTGTACCCCATTGAGCTGTAATAGCTAAAGTATTGTTTATTGTTGTATCAAATGAACTTGTATTTTGTGTACTAAAATTAATACCTTGGAAATCTGTAGAGGCATCTTTTGTATACATAAATGTTCCTCCAGTTGAAATATTAGCAACTCCAGCAGCACCTATAGCATTAATTGAAAAATAAACTTCCATTTTCCAAGGTTCAGCATCAGCTCCTGCCATTGTTATGTTTCCAGTATCTGCTAATATTACACTATTTGCTTTAATTCTAATTCGTAAATTATTATTATTTTGAGCTGATAAAGTTCCAGTTAAGACAGCATGATAAGCATCTCCTGCTGTAAATCCATTTGCTGGGACTAATAGAGTTCCTACTCCTCCATCTAATAAACTAGTTTCAGTAGTAGTATTTGTAATTATAGTACTTGAACCAGTTTGATTGAATAAACCGTAGTTATTTCCCGGAGAATAAATAATTGCAGTTAAAGGGGTTTGTTTAGTTGTACCACCTTGTACAACGGCAAATACATCTGAGCCGGTTACAATACTAGCAGATGGTAATTGGGATATTGGTAAATTTGGCATATTAGTCTATATATTTTGTTACGAAAATTCCTGAACCATCTTCTTGTAATAATAAGAAATAATCTTCTGAAGATGAATCGTATTCTTCTTGGGCTAAAAGACCAATATTAACTACTCCTCTAGGTCCTTTGTTTTGTGTTTCTATAAAATTTTGTCTTGCTGTAGACAAATCAAATAAATATTGATTGTATGAGTTTACTTGTTCTTGAAGCGGTAACCTTGTAACTGTTGGCAGTTGAGTAAACTGCGGCCACGATAATTCTTCAAAAATATTAAACATATATCTATACATATGAAAAAAAGCCCCACTCTCGCGGGGCTTCCTTTCGAAAATTAATCCTTTTCTACTTTAGATTAAATGGTGTTCAAACCATTGATGTAGATCTTACCGTAGAATTCAGGACGTAACATCTTCTTGGCATAGCGAGTCAAGAGACCTTTACGTGGAGTGAAGGTATCAGGATCGTACACTAGAGGAGTCATGATCAACGGAATGTAAGGAGCGAATACAGCACCAGTTTCCAAGAACTGAGAACCTCTGTAACCCATAAGGATCAAGTTTTCAGTCATGTAAGGGTTCTTGTATACTTTGTAACGACCGTTAACTGAACCAACTTTCTGTACACCGAAAGCGTATTCCATTTGATCAGCTTCACCGTTGTTAGTAGAAGCGAATCCTGGGATTGACTCAAGGATAGTAGCGATTGTAGGAGAAGTTACTAAGAAGTTAGCACCACCTCTCAAAGTTAACTGGTGGATCTTGTTAGATACTTTTTGGATTTTAGTACCTAAAGTTTGGAACCACTGACCTTGAGTGTTGTAGAAAGCAGAAGTGTTTGCAGAGAAAGCACCGTTGCTGTAAACTTGGTTATTAATAGCTGACCAGTACTCAGTAGCAGCAGCAGCATCTTCGATCAACATGTCTAAGATTTCCAAATCAATTTCCATTGAAATGTACTCGCTCATGATGTTAGTCAATTCAGCTTCAGCGTCGATGTTCTGGTAAGCAGCTAAATCTTGTGCAAATTCAGGAGTCCATACTGCCTTCAATTTCTTGGTTTTAGCAGTGATAGGCTGTGATTGCATTCTAACGTTGATTTCAGGGATAACGATCTGAGTGTTAGAAGCAGCGTTAGGTACTGAGAAAGAACCTGAAGCTTCGAAATCACCACGACCTGAACCTGAGATAGCACCACCGTTGTTAGCACCTGATTGTACGTTCAAGCCATCTTGTGAAGTTGACTTTTGGTAAGTAACTACATAAACACCTGAATCAGCGATTTCGGCAGTTGAAGCAGAAACGTAGAAAGTAAGAGTGTTAGCAGTGTAGTTGTAAGTAGTGAATTGATTCAAGCAATCAGCAACTGTAAGAGCTGAACCTGAAGTTAATTCAAAACCGCGAACTGCATCTTGGTCGAAGTTAGGGAATGTAGTTTGAGCATTAGCTACTACGATTTCCTTAATAGTACCAGCAGCAACTGAAGCTGAGAAGTCAGAATCAAAGTTTACATCAGCAAGAGAAGCTGAAGTGATTGAAGCTGTAGTTACAGTAGCAGAAGCTGAGAAGTTGTTAGTAGCGTAGGTAAAACGACCTTCAGGACCACCATACAAACCACCTACAGGAGCAGGAGTAGAGAAGGGGAACTGAGAGGCAGTGTTACGAGTGCCATAAAGTGATTGACCAGCAGTGAATGGGTTCTTTGTATTACCATATTGGAAATCCAAGAAGAACACAAGACCTGAAGGCATGTTCATAGGTTGAACTGAAACGAATTCTTTAGCTACGATAGTTCCGAATACCTTTCTTACCAAAGGAAGAGCGATACCAGCCCAGTTCTCACCTTGTCCACCTGATTGGTAGAAAGAGTTAGAAGCGATTTCGTTAGATTCAGTTACTAATTGCTTGGCTTGGTTTTCCAACAAGATAGACATGTTGTTTTTATCAACCTCACCCAAACCTTCAAGAAGACCGGTTTTGGTCCACTTTCCAGCTAATTTAGCAGCATCGCTCTGTAGATTCTTCCAAGAACCAGCTGCGCTTTCGAGTAATTGTTGTACTTGTGACATTTTTTTTAAGTTTGTTTTTTGTGTTTAAATTATTTTTTAATTCCTGCAAGTGTTTGCCATCTTGCAAATTGGTTGTTAACCTCAAGAATTGGCTTCTTTGTTGAAGCAACACCTGATACTTTAGAAGCACCACCAGCTAACAATGATTCGTTAACGGTTTTCTTTTCGTTTGTTGTACCTTGAGACAAGGTTTCGTAAACTAATTTAACTTCTTTAGTAGTAGTGGCTTTATCAAAAGCTTCCAATACTTTTACCTTTTGGTTTTCGGTTAAGTTTTTAGCTCTGAAGATTTTGTTAGTGTAAAGCAATTTAGCGTTTAACAAGTTTACTTCATTTAAATCAGTTTTAACTTCAGCAAGAGCAGATAGAGCTTCCTCTAATTCCTTCTTAACTTCAGCTAATTCTTCTTCCATTTTCTTCTTGTCTTCATCGGCTTCTTTGCCTTCTTCCATTTTTTCTTCTTTGCTCATTTCGTCTAAAAGCTCGTCAAGTTTAACTTCTTCTTCTTCTGAAGTTTCGGTTTCCTCTTCTTCGCCTTCTTCTCCGCCTTCTACTTCGCCTTCTAGTTCCCCAGCGGCTACCATATCAGCGATTACTGATTCGATAAATGATTTAAGGTCTTCTTCAGACATGTTTTCAAGGTCGATTTCCTCTTCTTCTTCACCCATTTCCATTTCTTCCTCTTCAGCAACATTACCATGTGCTGTGGGTCCTTTGGGATCGTTGATTAGGTCTTCTTCACCTTCCATCATGTCTTCTTTTTTTCCTTCTTCCATGTCATCGAGTTCTCTTAAAAGTTCATCAAGGTCCATTTCGTCAAGTTCTTTACCTTCTTCCATTTCTTCAGCTTCTTCCATGTCTTTTTTCATTTCGTCCATTTCATAAGCTTCATCCATTTCTTTAGATTCGTCCATGTCAAAATTTTCCTTCATTTCCTTTTCGTCCTTTTTAGCTTCTTCGATTTCAGCTTCTTCCATATCGTCCATTTCAGCTAACTTTGCAGCTAACTTTTCTTTCAAATAGGGAGTGAACGCTTCTTCCAAAGCAGCTTTTGCATTTGCAATAGCAGTTTCTTTAACGGCTTTTGCATCAGCGATTGCTTCTTTTAGCAGATCTCTGTTGTTCATACTGTTTGTCCTCAAATTAAATGTTGGAAATACGCTTATTATAGATTACTCGAAGCGTAATAAAATTTATTAGTGTCGATGCGATATAAGAGATCGCATATTACGAATATACATATATGAGGATATTTTAAAGTCACAAAAAGAAACCCTCCTTTTTAGGGGAGGGTTGGTCCAAGGATACTATCCAAGGAGGGGTGTTTGCCTAAGGTAGCAGGCGTCTTAAAAAATGGGACAAGTCCCATTAGCACAAAGGATTTCTGAAAGTAATCCATTTACCTTTGTGTAAGGATCTATTGTATTTTCTTTACCTTCTTTTACTAGTTGCATATATGAACCTGGGTTAGAAGGAGTTGAAACAAAGTCCCAGCAAAGCAATTCAAAATCATCTTGTACTTCTAATGTTTCACCAATTTGTTTTAGTGAACCCATACCACGAGATGATACACCTACTGTTACATTGTTTTCGATTAATGCTTTTAAAATATTACCAGAAACGGTAGGTAAAATTTCTAATTTACCCATTACCTTATCTCCGTCCCACCAAATATCTCTGATAATGTGTGATACGTTTTTAAGGTTAATAATTGAAGAATCAGGGTGATCTAATTCACCTGTTGCTCTATTTTCTTTAACAATTTGAGCATATTTACTGATTTCTCTATCCCATAGTTCTCTAGGATAATATCTTCCGTTCCCGTTTTTAACTTCAGCTGTGGCAAGTATTCCTTCAACTAAAGGATTACCAGAAGGTGCTTTTAAACCTTCGGTTAGTTGTGAGGGAGCAACTGAAAACGGGATAGTTTCAATTAATACTTGTTTCATTATTTCTTATCTAAATCTCCGTAACCGCTTGATTTGTACTTACCTTTTGGTGCTTTAGGTTCGCCTAAACTTGGGGCATTATCTACGTATCCAATTCCTTTAATACCAGCAAAAGCGTTTGTGTGGTAATAGTTAATGTCTTTAGCCATGTTTTTAGCAACGATAGCTTTTAATTCATCAACTGTTTTTTTAGAATTTTTAGGATCACCCATTTCGGTTAAATAACCTAATAAGAATGATTGACCGTATAAATTGTCAATGTTTTTAGGATCATTGTTATCGAAATTGCTTTCTAAATCTTTAGCTACTTCAGGAGCTGGTTTTTCGAATGTGTTTTGATCACCATATTCTTTTTTATCTTTAACACCTACTGCCTCGGCGATATTGTCGTTAAAGATTTTAAACCAATCTTTTCTACCAGTAGTTACACCACCGATACCTTCAGAAAGAACACTTTTGCCTTTCAAAATAGTAACAGCAGTATTGTAATCTGTTAAAGGAGATATAAAATCAGGAAATACACGACGGGCACTCTTTAAAAAGTAGTCTTTATTTCCTTTACCTTCTTTAATAAGGTCGTATTGTTGTTGTAAGGTCTTTTCCATTTGTTATAAATATTATAAATAGAATAATACTGCTCCTGATGAAAGCGATGCGCTTGTAACAAAGATAGGTACAGTAGTACCTGCAGGGATAATCCAATCTGTTGTGGTTAATTCAACATTACTAGCGTCTTTTAAGCCAGTAAATGTTGCTGAACCCGATACTACAGTAAAACCAGCATACGAGCCAGTTACTGAGGTTGTTGATACTATTCCGGTTGCGTTAACGGGTATATTTGCCATAATTTAGTCTTTAAATAGTTCTATTAAATCGTTTAAGTAATCGTTTGCCAAATCTGTTCCATACACTACACCAAATGAACTTGGATTAGCTCTGTAGTAATCCATTGTTTTATGTTTTGCTTGTTGCAATAATGGTAACAGTTCGTTTAATTTTCTTTCTAATTCATCAAATCCTAATAAACGAGATGAAATAAATTTCTTTCTATCAGGATCTGATATGTTTAAATCTTGTAAGTAAGATTCAACATCTGTGTTTGCTTCGTTTATATTTTCTTTCCAAAGAGGTTTAACGATAATACCTTTAGCTTTTTTGTTTAATGCTTTTTGGTTAACTAACTTATATTTAAAGTCTTTAACATAAACATTATTTGTAACTCCAGTTTCACCAGCAGCAGGACCAGGACCCATTGTTGCACCAGGACCTTCACTTACCTTTTTATATCCAACTTGCGAATAAGCTCCGTAAGTTGATTTTTTAGGAGATGGTCCATCATGATTTTCACCTTCACCACCTGATGTAAATCCTGAATTTGAAGATATAGATGAAATTTCATCTAATTTATCTTTAATAGCATTGTATTGGTCAGGATAGTACTTGCGTAAATGTGTTCTGAAATTGTTAAATACTGCTTTTAAGTTTTCAAATATCTTAAGTATCGCTGCATCACTTTTACCTCCAGGAGATTTAACTAATGCAGATAAAGCATCTACGGCTGTATTTAATTTTTCTAAAGAATCGGAAAAACTTGCTAACTTAATAATTTTATGGCTTATAGATCCTGTTTCTTTATTTATATCATCAGTTTTAAAATAAGTTTTTAAATCTCTAGAAAAAAAGTCATTTTCCATATCCACAGGACCATATTGATCTTCTAATCTTGCGATTAATGAAGGATCAACCTCATTTGGTTTGAGGATATCTCTTTCTTCCTTTAATTTATATTTAAACTTACTTTGCGACATTTTTGAGTTCCTCTAAAAGTTCATAGTACTGCAACAAGTTAACCAAATCATCGTTACCTACTTTATCTATTTTACTTAAAGGAGATAATAAATTGTTAACTTCATTTAGTTTAATTTGAACGGCTTTATTAGAAACCCCTTTTGATAATTCAGTAATTTCAGTTTTGATTTCTTGAATCTTTGTATTGTAGAAATTCTTTAATTTAGGAGTTGAATCAACCGAATTGATAAATTCTTTTAATACTTCTTTTTGATTATCATTTAATGAAGCATACTTGCCATTAAATTTTTCTAAAAGAACTTTATATGTTAAAATACGTAAATCTTTATCGTATGATTGGAATTCGGTTAACAGATCATCTTCAACTTTTTGTTTATCAACTTGTTTAGTTGTTAAACTTTCTAAAATAGCAATTTTGTTGCTAATAATTTGATCTGGGTTTGATAAATTTTCGCTATTGTATATTTCTACTAATGTATACAATGCGGCGTGAGTTTTGTAATTAGGTAATTTTGTTTTGAAGAATTCTTCTAAATTGTAATGTGCTGAGATTTCTTTAATAAGATTATATTTTTGTCTTTTTAAAGCTCCTCTATTTAAGTTTTTAGAAGATTCAATAACTGAATTGATCACAACCTCTGCTTTACTTTCTGTTAAATTTTTATACTTTGAAAGTGTTTCGTAAAGTTTATATTCTTTTCCTAATTCTGTCTTTACGAAATATTTTTTTAGAATATTGGTTGCCTTGGAATCTTTACCTGACAAAGTGTCGGCAGTGATTTGTCTCACAAGCAATTCAAATAAAATACCCGTATTTTTATATTTTGAATGTTTGATATTCATTCCTAAGGTTTTATTATAAATATATAAAGATTCTTATTCCCTGATTTGGTCTTCATCTAACAAAGATCTTTTGGGCTTATTGTCACCAAAAACAATATTTTTTGCCATACCCTCAATCAACGTTTTATTTTTAAGGTAAATCTGTTTTGCTTCCAATGCTAATGGTGAACCACCTTTAAATTCTGGCTTGATTGAATCTGATTCATTGTCATCTTTTTTCATACCTTTAGCGCCTAATCTGTCTTTACCAAAATTATCATCTTGTGTATTGCGATCAGTTGGGTTTTCTTCAGGACGACCCATTTTAACATCATCTCCGTATCCTACAGGTACGTTATCTGGTTCGGAATACATTCTTCCTTTACCGTAAAGTGAAGCTAAATCGTGTGGTGTACCATATGATTTACCTGTTACTTTAGGATCGTTACCTTCCTCAGCAATTTGGTTAAATCTAAAGGCACGTTTTTGGTCTTCAGCTAACAAGTCTCTGTATTCATCATATTGATCTTGAGACAAATGGAAAATATTATCATAAATCCAATCTGATGGTAAGATTTTAGATTCAAGAATCTTTTGAGCTAAATCTACCTTTTGAGTTAACAACGCAATTTTTTCCTGATCATAGATGATAGAAGGTGTTGTTAAATCTAATTCAAAGTTTGTTAACTCTTCTCCAGTATAACCTTGTGAGTACAAGTGTACAAGAGCAATTTTATACAGTTCTGAAAGTACAATACGTTGAATTTTATCAATTGTACGAGCAAATCTAATATCCTCAGCAGCTAATGTTGCTTTACCAGTTAAATCTTTTTCGTAACCCATAAACGCCTTAGGTACCTTAAGGGCTGCGAATAATTTATCTCTTAGGTAAGTAACGTCTTGAATACCATCGTACTGTAAACCAGGAGTAGTATCAATCTTAGTTGCTGTATCATTACCTCTTACTGGGATGTAGAAATCCTCAAGTAAGTTTTGCATATTGTATTTTAAGTTGTACTCACCAGTATTGCTATCCATCAACGGAGTACGTTTCATTGTAGAAATAGTTTTCTGCATGAAGTTTTCTACCTCGTTTGGTGGAATTGAACCTACGTTAATATAGAATATACGACGGTCTGGGCTACGTGAAATTCTGTGAATCAACATAGCATCTTCCATTAACACATACTGTTTGAAGATACGACGAGCTGGTTCAAGATATGAACGGCCATATGGAAGATAGTTAGCATCTGTTAACAATCTAAAGTGAGCCATTTCGTAGTTATCAAAATAGATACCTGGTTGGTTATCAAATGTTCCTAAATTAGGTGAACCATAGTAACCAGAACCACCTGCAAAAATACCTTCAGGTGAATATTTAAATCTTACTGCGTTTGGATGTTCTTTATCGTAGTTTTCTTGACGCTCAATATGATAAGCAGTATAAGGAATAACATTATATACACCATACTTTTCAGCAATTTCCATTTTTAAGAAGAAATCACCGTATTTACACATTTGGCGAATCCACCAGTTCAAGTTAAATTCAACGTTCAACACATCATAAAACAAGTTGTATAGAATTTGTTGAACGTCTTCGTTATTTGATCTGATTTGAAGGACTTCGCCCATATCGTTTTTCAACGTACACTCATCAGCAATAATATCAAGAGCAGAAGCAACAATTGCATCATAATCCATGTTATCGTAGTCTGAATAGACCATGGTACGAAGATATTGCCAGTTTATATTGATTTGAGCACCTAAAAGTGAGGTGGTAGAAGGCGAATATAATCTATTATATCTATCTACTAAAGAATTTGTGGCTACATCACCAGAACGTTGGATTGAATCCACGTCCATTACTTTTAATTCGTTGCCACCCGCGTTTCTTATAATAACGTCTGTTGAAAACAGTCGTTGTAATCGAGTGAATAAACTAGTATCTGCCATTTTTATATTTTATTATATACTATAAATATTACAATAACCATTTAATGTCCTCAAATCCACCTTCTGTTTTAATTTGATATGGATTTTGAACTTGGTTGCTATTATATCCACCAATATAATTAGATTTACTCATATTTCCAAGTGTAGCTCGAGTCATATCATGAGACATTTGCTGGAATTTTAGTGAAGTATCTCTTAAGAACATTGCTATACCAAAAGCCATCACCAAATCATCATTATAACCTGATTGTGCTTCTGGTCTACCATTTTTCCATACAAATACTTTCATTTCCTCTAACAATCGTTTTGAACGAATTGTTACGGAGCGATCGCCAACATATTCTCTAAATTTGTTTACTACTAAAGGTCTTGTTCTTAATGACATTGTAAATCCAGGAGTCATATCTGAATTGCCTTCGAATACTCGTAAATATGATTCAGCTGTTAATTGATCTGATTTTGGTGAATGATAAAGGTTACGGTAATTTCTTTCAATGATAGCATCTAATGTTGCCCAACCAATTGAGGCATTTTCTACTACTAACATTGCGTTATTATATTCGGAAGCTAAACCAACTAAGAAATAACCATATTCTTTAGGTGGAAGCTGTCCTCGATACTCAGCAACTTGTGAATTAGTTGCGATATCAATTACGTGACAAGCGGAAGAGTCTTTACCATCACCTCTGGCTACGTCTGCTACTACTATATACTCACGTGTATAGTCTGCAGGTTCCCATATCCATAAATTTTGGTCAGCACCTCTTCGCTCTACGGGGTCTTTAACTGTTGTTTCTTTTAAAAATTCTACCCATTCAGGATAAAATACTACATCACCTGATGTACTAAAATCACAGTCACATTCTTGGGCGGCTAATCTAGGATCACCAAGTAATTCATCTTGACGTTTTCTCCAAGATTCATCTCTTTCAGGGTGTACGTACCAAGGTAACTTGATAGGTAAAAAGTCGTTCTCTGCTGACTCCGCTGACACCCATGTCTTGTGGAACCAGTTTCCAGTTCCATACGGTGTTGAAAGTACTATTGCTCCACCACCCGTTGCTAGTGTTTGTTGTGCTGATGCCCATATTTCTCCAATTTGTTCAATGAAAGCTGCCTCATCGACTATCAGCAAAGATACTGCTTCTGATCGACCAGCATCACTACTTGCTGAGGTGGCTTTAATTTGTGATCCGTTACTTAATCGTAGTGATAATTTGTTATTTTCTTCTGCTTGTATTTTTAGCCAGGAAGGTAGGTTATCAAACATAAACTTAACCTTCGTAACCATGTTACGAGCAGTTTCTTGTTTAGTTGCAATACAAAGTACGTTTTTATCTTTATGAAATAACATTAACCATAGAGAATAACCTGCGGCTAATGTTGAGATACCTAACTGGCGAGATTTTAATACAATTGAGTATGGGTTATCTCTAAATAAACGTAATGTCTTTTCTTGGAATGGGTATAGATTGAATAATACTCGGCCACGTTGTGGGTGTTGAATGTGGCAGTATTTTTTCATAAAGTGAGCCGGATCTTGGGCACACTTTAAATACTCTTCTCTAATTATTTGTCTTAAATCTGGTTGGCTCATAACAATACTAGAATAAAAGCAACAGTATTTAAACCTGTAACAATCCAAGCAATTTTTGTTTTTGCTTTTTGTTGTTTAATCTGTTCGTCTTTTAATTCTATAATTCCATCTTTCTTTGTTATGATAGAATTGTAATTTTCTTCGTTTTTCTTATATAATGAAATAGAAGAATCTTGATTTTTTATAACAGAATCTTGGTTAACAACAACACTGGTTAAAATACTAATAGAATCGCGAGCAACTCCAATTTGATTTTTTAAGAAGTCACGTTCGCTTTTTACAATTAATGCCTTTTTTAATGTCTTACAAGGTACACAGCAAGTACTATCAATCGAAAGAGTCTGTGAACTCGCTAACAAGGGCAGCATTAGAAAGCTTAGTAATACGATTATGTTCTTCATTATATTTGTTTTTGTATAAGTCAGCTTTTGCTTTTAAACCTGACAATTTTTCTTTATCTTCGGCTACTTTATTTTTATACAAAGTAGCTACTGAATCTAATTGGGCAATTTTAACGTTGTTAGAATCTACATGAGATTGTAAAGAATCGATCTGTGCATTTAATGCTTCGATTTTATTTTTAGCATCAATATTACCTGCAAATTTTAGATTATTAACAATAATAATCGTAATGATTATTACCACAGCATAACTAAGAATTTGATAAATATATTTCATTATCCTTCGTCTTCGTCGTCCAATGAAGGATTAATCATAGCTTCTAATTCTTTTTTAAGCTTAGTTAAACCCTTTAATTGATCAACATATTTTTGTTTTTCAGTACCTTCAGCTGATTTGTATTTGTTTACAATTGATTTCATTTGCTTAACTACTTCACCGTATTTGGATTGTAATTTAGCAATTGAAGCATTAGCCGCAATATCAGATGCTGTTGGTTCTACATCCTCTTCTTCTTCTTTTAATTCAACATCAATACCTTGAGCTGTTAATTTTTTAACGTCTTGTGGGTTTGATGCTTTAGGCATTACTACTGTACCACGAGTTTTATCAGCATCAACTTCTATTAATTCAGCTACAATAAGTTCTTTGATGTATTCTTTAGCTTCAGATTTTTTCATTGTAAAGGTTTTGTTATAAATATTACAGAGAAAGTGCAGATTTCACCTGTGCAATACGTTCCTCTGTAGAACCTTTAATAACTGTATAATTTTTAAATTTATACTTATAACGTTTGATTATATTCTGAATGATAAAATCAATTAATTCACGATATTCCGTATCAGTTTCACGAACACCATTATCTTCTATATCAACTCCTTCAGGAGAAACATAAAAAATATGATCATATTCTGGGAGTAAACGTGTTGCTAAATGAACAAAATCCTCTGCCTCATGATGATCAATTGATTTAGCTGCTTTAGTAAACGCCATAACATCAATTACAGTACGATCTGTAATGATATTTTCACACATTAACTCACTAGCTCGCTCAGCCAAAAATACAACTTGACCTTTAATTGTTGAATCTGTGTTTAATGGAATACCTAATTCCATCAAATACTTTGAACGCTCAGTTCTAAACTGATAATTTTTAAATTCAGGTAATTCCTGCAACGCATTAACAAGCGTTGTTTTACCTACTGACATTGTGCCGCAAAAACCTATTTTCATAATTGTGATGATCCTGGTAGTACTCTATAACTATCTTCTTCGTAATGTTTTGTAGACACCTCAAAAATTGTAGCACCTTGTGTAAGTGCTCTCAATTGATGAGGTTGTCCACGTTCTAAATCTACAACATCTCCTTGACGAATCACAGTTGACTCGTGAGAAGCTGTTTCTGTATTAATCCAACCATATTCAAATTCTCCTTCAGCTACATACCATGATTCTTTTTTAATCAAATGATAATGCATTGAGAATTTTTTACCTTTTTCAAATACAAGTAGTTTACCACAATACTCATCATCATTCACAATCCATAGTTCATGACCCCATGCTTTTTCATGAACGTCTCCTCTGCGAGGTAGTGGTGGATACTTGTGTCCCATAATTAAAATCTATTTGTTTGTCCTTTCATACCAGGGTTTTTATACCAAGGTAATCCTTCTCTATTTTTACGAGCATCTCTCCAATCATCTTCTGTAAGTTGAATACCATTAAGATAATATTCACGTTTACGATTATCACCTTCTGGGATCAATGCTGGACCTTCCCAATTGTGAAGTTTGTTGTCAAACACATAAGCGATAGTACCATCAGCTTTAGTAAGTTTTCTAGAGGGGGTGTATTTGTGGTTTGCCATAATATTAAAATAAATCTCCTGTTCCTTGATCTAGAAGATACACATGTTTTTTCCATTCTCCAAGTATAGATTCACAAACATAAATTGCTTGTGCTCCTGATACTGTAATGCCTCGGGCTGATAGAGCATCACCTACAAAGTGTACATTTGAAAATTTAGTTAAACTAAGATCTTTATAATTTACAAGCGGTTCTGGTGAAAGATATTTTACCTCAGGAACATAAACACCCCAATCGTCTTGTAGTGTTGGGAATACTTTTTTCATATCCTCGATAAAGTCTTCAATATAATCCCAATATTCACCCATTCCATGTTTTACAACACTTAAATTATCAATTTGAACTGAGCTAACTCTTTCACCTTCTGAAGTTGTTGATGGTTTACGAGATGGACTATAATATAAACCAGTACCAGCATATTGCAATTCGTTTACTACTTTACGTGACCAAGCAAATGGATCTTCAATACCATTGATTTCCATCAAGATACCAAAATTAGTCATATCGTTTCGGTAACGCATGTCTTTTTTAGCGTGGCCATTGTAGCTGTGATCACCATATGTTTCTTCTACAGCAACATAAGCAGCATTGTTGTTTGTACAGAATGAGCGAAGCGAAACACCTTTATCTTCAAATTTACGATACAACTTAAAGTCGTATGAAACATCGATTAGTTTCTGGAAGTGTTTTTGTGGTGCCTCAAATCGAACTCCAATTTGTACTGATTTAGGTTCGTCTGGGAGCTCGTATTGATTAGCTAGCTCTTGAGCAAAGTCAATACCTGATTTACCTACTGCAAAAATTAATTCATCATATGAAACTTCAAAATCGGGGAAACCTTGTTTTTCAATAAGATATTGATTTAATTCTTTAACAAATACTATATTTTTATCAAATAAAATTGATGTTACTTTAGCTTCCCAATGAAATCGTACACCTTTTTCAACTAAATAATCATACCAATTTTTAGCAATTTCAGATAGATAATCTGTACCTACGTGCCATACAGGAAACAAACGCAAACCGAAATATGGTTTAATGAAATCTGGTTCTGCTTCAGGATTTGAACATTGTACCTCCTCTGGTTTAGGATGGAAACGCTTAAAATTGGTGATAACTTGATCCATCAATTCCATTGCTTTATCCTCACCACAATATTTAGATAATTGACCTCCAATTGCTGTATGGTATGTTAATTTACCATCAGACCAACCACCAGCTCCTAAGAAACCAGTCATTACTTCTTCTGGTTTGCGATTGTATGGGTCTTTACCCATATCAATGATTGTGATCATGTTACCAGGATAACCATTATCAACAAGTTTTGTTGCTGCGTTTACACCTGCTACTCCTGCTCCTACAATTACGATTTTCTTCATATTATAAATTGTTAACTATTAAATATACATAAAAAAAGTGGCGTCTCCAAATTTGGTGACGCCACAGCTGTCAAAATTTTTAAATTAAAGCGACGGGCTATGAATCCGTCTATAAGTTATTACCCTACTAAAGGTACAAGTCCTTTATAAGTACTATTACTGAATAATGTTGTTTTTCCTCCTAATACAATAGCCCCTTTAAGTAAATCAGCGACTGGTAATCCTAAAGCGGTTTGTATAGTATGGCTGTTAATAGTATAAGCTAATAAATTAGCTACTATTTTAGCTTTATCACCTGGTGTAGGTAATGAAAAACTAAACGGTGGTGCTGCCCAAGAAGGATCATTTACTAATGTATTCCAGTTTGCTTCTGATGCTAATGGGTTTGAAGCGCTTGGTGTTCCTCTTTGAGATTTCCAACCATTTGCAAATAAATCATCCTCATCAACAAATGAATATTGTGCTATGTGCACTCCAAGTGCTTGTAATGTAGGTTCATTTAATGAAGGTGTAACAATATAATATCCGGCTTCTTCTGGGAGTAATAGTTCTACAAATTTTCCTTTATCAGGAATACTAGCATCATTAGCATAAGTTGTTTTCTCTACCCAGTATAATTTTCCTCTTTCAGTACCTGTTGGAAAGGGAGTATACATTTGTGAATCTCTTAAAGTAGAGTTTGCTCTACTTGCAACAGGCCATGTAAAAAATGATGATGTTGGACTTGAAGAACCTGAAGGGATTCCTAAATAAGCGTAATTTTGTGAATTTTGATTAAATGAAAAATTGTCAAAATAGGTATCTAAAGAACCGGTTTGGTTCTTATTAAATCCTGCTATCATGTAAAATGAGGCCATATCTTATACTTTAGCTATTAATTTTTTAACACCTTGAACAATTTCTGTTCCTTTTAATCCAGCTAAACTTCCTTTAGCAGCCCCGTATGTAGCAGCACTAACACCTTTTCCAGATAATGCACTACCGATTGCTTCAGCTGAAGCAAATCCTGCAGAAATAGCAGCAGCACCTAATACTGTGTATAATAATACTCTAGCAGCTACATCTAATTCACTATCAGATTTAATATTTGCTTTTTTAGCAATACCTGTTACTTTAATAATTTTCTTTAAAACACTTAAATATTTTTCTTCTAAGTGATGACCAGCGTGTATAAAAGCTTCGCCAGGAGGTACTTCACCTTTTTCTTTAGAAAATTTAGCAGCAACTTTATTTACTATACCACCAACTATTTCTAATAATTTAGGAGCAGATAAGAAAAGAGAAATTAAAATTGAACCAATAGCTTCATCTAATTTATCGTCTGCTTCTTCAATTTGTTCTTTAACTTCAGCAACTTGACCTTGTAATGAGCTTAAACCTGATGCAAATGCGGATGCAATTTCTTTATCTAAAGCATCTAATTCAGCTTCATCAGCTTGTGGGCCAGGAATCTCTTCAAGTAAAACTTGACTGTATAAATATTTTCTTAAATCAAATGTATCTTTCACGATTTGTGTATTTTTAATTTAAGTGTACCTGTTCCTTTAATAACGCGATGCCACTCATGTTTTGGTATAAATATGGGTTGATTCATAGAAGTTGGAAGTTGATTATCAAGTTGTACTTTCCAATCTGTTTCTCCTATTATTTCAACTGTACGATCTTCATTATCGCGATGCCAAAGCAGTTCAATCGGATCTATGTTCTCGTTGAACTCTCTGATGATGTATTGATCTGTGATTTCTAAATCTTTATACGGCTTTATCATCTGTGATAGGACCACCTACAACCCAAGCATCACAAGTTCGAGCCGCGGCACATTTAAATTTTAAAAACCTGCAGTATCCTAATTGACCTGCTTCAATAACATCAAACGGATCTTCTGTACCCTCATCATCACCTATTCCTTTAGCTATACAATCTAATGTTTTAGTTGTAATATCAAATGCGGCACAATTACCACAAAGTGATGTTTTGGCTTCTTCTACAGAATCAAGCTTCCACATATCTGCTTTAGCTTGCCAAAATTTATTATTTGGTTCGTTTGGATTTAAAGGACCGTACCCATATTCATTGATTGCCTTTTGTCTATTTTTAAGGTTTAATTCAATGTTTTGAGTAGGAGCAGGACATTTTTCAACATCCGCTTCACTTAATATGTTAATTAATTTTATCATTACCAGAATCCTGAGAAGTTAGATTTCAAACCAAGCAACTTTGCGTAGCGAGGTAAGCGACAAGACCAGTATGAAGCTTTTGTTCTGTCTTTTTTGTTAGCACAATCGTGTCTTTTAGCAAATGCTCTACGTGCCTCTGGGTTATTGATTTTGGCTGATAGACCTGATGTATCACCAAATGATACTTTTTTAATTCCGCCTCCAGGTTTTCTTACGTAAACGTAGAATTTTTTAGAGCCACCGCGTTTTGGTTTTCCAATTGGTGGATTCTTTTTTTTAGGTTTCTTTTTAGCTTCGTCTAATTCTTCTTCAATTTCTTCCATTATAAAATCTAATGGAACCTTTTGACCTTCATAAATACCAAAATGACCTAAATTAGTTTCGGTTAAAATATCTAAATCTTCACCTGAAAAGTCTAAAATGCCGCGAGTATATAATGTTCTTGCTTCGGCCCATAGATTAAAATAATTTTCGGATCCAGCACGGTATACATGTTCAGTAAGCGGTTTTTTATTGTCTATATGGTATTTCAAACCCTCAGACAATATCTCACGTGGTGCTAAACTTTCGTTTAATATAGGTGCTTTAGTTTTGCCACAGCCATCTCCACAACCACAGCCACAATCGGGTTTACGGTTGTTAAGAGCTTCTTTAATTAGCTTTTTTAAATCCATGGTTATAAATATTATTTAATAGCATCAGCATACGTTAACTCTTGTCTACCGCCAGCAAGTTTACCGTCTTTATAAGCATGTGAAGCATTATATACAATAGGACGTAAACCATTAGTTGCAGTACGAGTCACATCGTGTCTGATTACTAAAATAGGTTCGTATTTTGTTCCTTCAATATCTTTTAAATCAGTAAAGATAGTACCTGAATCTATAGTTAATATAGATTTATTAAAGCTAAAGTCTGAAGGTTGGAATGTATGTTTAATAACTATTGTTTTTGGATTATCAGTACCAAATACAATAGATTCATTTTCATTGTCTGGTAAGTCTGTAATTACAAGACCTCCTAAATCTGTTCCTGTTTCAGGGTTATATAAACGATAGATATCTTTTTTATCTGTTGTTCTTAAAGCAACATTTGGGAATGGACTATCTAAAAGTTTTTCAGATAATTTAAGCATTAAATTTTTATAACGTCTATCAGCACTTTCCCACATTTCAGCATTTGCTTTTTTAAGAGAAATATTTGCTATAACACTACCGCTTTTATCTAATAATTGAACGTCTGCTTTTTTTCCACCGGCTGTATCTGTACCTACAGATTTAGCTGAAACAACATCATTGTAAGATAAAGATTTGTTTGTTCCTTTAAATCTGATGTTGATTGGACCATCTTGAGCGTATTGGTTTATACTATCTACAAGCATTTGTTCGTTATCTAAACCAGCAGATAAACCACCTTGTCTTTCTTTTGGTTTAACAATAATTGCCGTACCATCATCCGCTATAATAGCACCTAAAGATGAACCTTTAAAATTTATATCGTAACGTGAACCTTCTAAATCTTTTAACAATTTATCCATTGTAGATTTACGTTCAGCTCCTTTAGTTAATAAACGAATTTGTTTACTACTTTTTATGACAATATCTTCGGGAGTATATCCGGCATCAATGCTC